AACGTGACTCAGCGCTGGAATGGCCGCCTGTTCAGGCGTACCGGTAATCTCGGCTTTCGGATCGGCGTGCAGCATGGCGCTGTACTGAAAAATCACCCTGATCTTAGTGAAAACGCCCCGACTCCGCACTGGCGTCTGATTGAGTTCGGTACCGAGAAAATGCGGGCACAGCCTTTTATGCGTCCTGCGGCTGAAACCAGCATTAATGAAGTGATCAACACATTCGCGGATGAGTACGAAAAAGGCCTCGATCGCGCTATTAAACGCGCGCGTAAAAAGGGAGTGCCACCATGATCGCGCCGATATTCCCGGTCTGCGCTGCCAGTCCTGCGGTACAAGCGCTGCTGGGCGGCAGCATGCTTCGCCTGTATCCGTTCGGCATGCAGGACACTGTGGTCGTTTATCCCTATGCAGTCTGGCAGAACGTAAACGGGGCACCAGAAAATTACCTGGCGCAGCGGCCCGATGTGGACTCATTCACATTGCAGGTCGATGCGTATGCCGACACGGTTGATGAGGTGATCGCCGTAGCCGCAGCATTGCGCGATGCCATAGAGCCGCACGCGCATATCACGCGCTGGGGCGGTCAGGAGCAGGACCCCGAAACAAAACGCTATCGCTATTCCTTCGACGTTGACTGGATAGTTCCGCGATAAGCATTCCCGCTTTAACCTCCCGGCCCTGAGCCGGTTTTTTTATGTCCGGAGATAACCCATGTCTGTATTAACGCAAGGCACGCAGCTCTTTGTGCTTACTAAAGGCGCAGTGAGTGAAGTCGAATGCATCACCGCTTTTTCACCTGGCAGTAACCCTGCCGATCAGATCGAAGACACCTGTCTTTCTGAAAAGAACGATCGCACGTACAAACGCGGTCTGCGCACGCCGGGCCAGGCATCACTGACGCTTAATGCCGATCCCAAAAACGCCAGCCACATCATGCTCTACAACCTGTCCATTTCTGATGATGAAGAAGACCAGGAACTGACATTTGCGATCGGCTGGTCTGACGGGGAATCTTCGCCGACGGCGGCGGCATCCGGCACCGCCGGGGCGGTTGATGGTCTGGTCCTGCCGGACGATCGCACCTGGTTCGTGTTTAAAGGCTACGTCGCCGATTTTCCTTTCGACTTTGCAGCCAATACCGTCGTTTCCACTTCCGCCTCTGTCCAGCGCTCCGGCTCGGCCGTATGGATCCCGAAAGTACAGGCAGGCAGCTGATAACCGGCGGGCATGCGTCCCGCCAGGTGTCACCTTTAAAACAGGATAAGATATGAAACTAAGTATTGATTCACTGAAACAGGCGGGTGCGTTTACCGGCCGCCCGGTAGAAAAAGAGATCACATGGACGCAGGGCGATCAGGATTTTACCGCAACAGTTTATATCCGCCCGCTGGGTTACCACACCGCCATGACCGACGTGATGGCGGCGAACGGGCGTCTTGATGGTGTGGCCGGGCGCATCGCTGCCTCGATCTGTGACGAAGAAGGTAAGCCGGTATTCACTCCGTCGGATATTACCGGTGAAGCAGACCCGGAGCGCGGTGCGCTCGATGGTGCGCTGACTATCGCCCTGCTGGTGGCTATCCAGGAGGTTAACGATCTGGGAAAGAGTACCAGCTCAGCGCCGAAGACGAGTTCTGGTGCGAGCTCGTCCTCAACGGCATCGGCGGCAGAACCATCGCCGAAGCGCGGGAAGCGCTCAGCTTCAGAGAGTCTCAGCTCTGGGCAAGATACAGAGAAAGATACGGCAGCCTGAATCCGATGATGCGCACCGAGTGGGGTGCTGCGCTGATCTCTTCTGTGCTGGCGAACGTCAATAAAGTAAAGGACAGCCCGGCATTCAGTATCAGTGATTTTGCCCCGCACATTGGCGAGTCTGCTGTTTCTCTCGAAGATGCTATGAAGACTTGGATTTAGCATCATCATGGTTTTGCCATTCCGCTAATCCTGCTACCCTTTTCAAAAAGCATCTGAGAGGGTACGAAATGAAAAACGCTGGATGGTTATTATCAGTTAGCGGAGTGATATTGGCTCTGTACGCTTTATTCTTTATGGATGTAAGTGTGCCAGTAGGAGATGGGACACGTGTAAATAATATTGGCTTACTGGCGCAACAGCAAAACCTAATTGTGATAGCTGGAGTGTTATTTATAGCGGGTATTTTAATTTCTGCTTTGAAAAAGAGAAAAACCGTTCCTGATATAGATTATTCACCAATCAATAATATTACTGGTGAATTTGTCCTGAGTAAAACGGAGAACGGTCAATATCTTGATTTAAATTCAATAGATAAATTATCATTGATGTTATTGAAAAAACATGGAAGAAGCAGTGTTAATGAAATACTGCTCATGAACGGCCCCATGCTAGATAGGGTGGAGGGCACGTTACCAGAAGATTTACGCAAAGATTTTCGGCGAAAACTAACAGAAAGACTGAAAGAAAATAGTTAACAAAAACCCGCTTAGGCGGGTTTTTTTATGGAGCAAACATGGCTGGTAAATCACTTGGAACTTTGACGATCGATCTCGTAGCAAAGGTTGGTGGTTTTGTTGCTGGCATGGACAAGGCGGAGCGTTCTTCAACAAAATGGAGAAAACAGGTTGAGCAGGATGTTAAGGCTGCGGGCTCTGCCATTGCTACATTAGGGGCAGCAACAGCAACAGCTGCTATTGGTGTCGGAACGGCAGGCATTGCTTTATTAAAATCAACATCAGAGCAAATTACTGAAACTGATCGCTGGGCTAAATCCCTTCGCATTTCAACACAAGAGCTATTGGCTTGGCAATTTGCAGCCGAAAAAGCTGGAGTGTCGGGCGATAACATGGCCGATATTTTCAAGGACATTGGCGATAAAATTGGTGATGCTGTTCTTAATAAGTCAGGTGAAGCTGTAGACGCGCTTAATGCGCTAGGGCTATCAGCGGACAGGCTTTCAAAAGCATCTCCCGATGAACAACTTTTGGCTATAGGTGAAGCCCTAAGTAAGATAGGAACAAATGCCGAAAAGACAACTATTCTGGAGAGCTTAGGTAATGACTTATCAAAGTTGCTGCCTTTATTTGATAACAATAATTCAAAACTAAAAGCGTTTATTCAGCAAGCCAAAGATTATGGAGTGGCTCCCAAACCTGAATCTATTAATGACTTGATTAAAGTAAATGAGGTTTTTCAAGACATAGAATCGCAAGTTAAAGGATTGAAGATAGAAATTGCCAGTGGCTTGGCTAAGGTTGATCTCTCTGGTCTAAGTGACTCTCTTGATAAAGTAAAATCGACTTTTACCGATCCTAAAGTATTACAGGGATTAGTGTCGCTTGTTAGTGAAATAGCAGAATTGGCAGGACTCATGGCGAAAGCTGCTGCCGAGACAGGCAGGTTAGCCGCTTATTCTTCTAACCGTATTGCGGCACTTAGAGGGAATGTTGACCTGTCGAATATTGATCAGATAAACGAGCGTATAAGCTACCTCCAAAATAATTTGTCTAACAGGAAAGGTATTTACTCACAGGGTGAATCGTTTGTTTCTTGGTTGACCGGGGGTGATGATAGCGTTGCAACCCTAAATGATGAGATCAAAAATCTAATAACGCAACGCGAAAAACTTATACAACAGAATAATAAAGTCATTGCTCCTCCAACAGGTAAAGCGACTGTTGCTGATAGCAAATCATTTGCACTTGGGAATAATGAAACAAATGGCAAAACTACTTCTGATGCGGGTGCTAAAAAACTTGAGAACGCATTCAAAGCCACAGAGCTAAGTTACCTTCGCCAGATTTCGCTGATCGACACAACCGGCAAAAAATCAGCCGAAGTGACCGAGCGGCAGAAGCTTCAGTTTGATATCGCCGATGGCAAACTGTCCGGGCTTAACGACACACAGCGCCAGCGCCTTGAACTTCTGGCAACAGAAGTTGATCGCCTGAATGGAGTGAAGAAGGCCAATGAGGAAAACCTGAAGGTCGCTGAATATGTGGCTAATCTTCAGCGAGAAAATGCTAACTCTGCAGCCTCGTTAAATGCGGATATTGTCGGAGCTGGGCAGGGCGAAAAAGTGCGGGAGCGCCTGCGTGAACGCCTTGATGTTGAGCGTGAGTTCAACGAAAAGCGGGTCGATCTTCAGCAGCGTTACCAGAGTGGGGACATTAAAAGCCAGGCAGAATACGATCGCTATACCGCCGAGCTTGAAAAGGCGCTTTCACAGCGGCTAGAAGGATATGAAGGCTACTACCAGCAGATTGATCGGCTTAATGCAGACTGGGTAACCGGCGCGCGTGACGGACTGGCTAACTGGGTCGATGACTCCACAAATTATGCTTCACTGGCTGCAGGCGCCATGCAAAGTGCTATGTCCGGGATCAGCAGCAATATTGTCGACATGCTTAACGACAACAAGGCCAGTTGGAAAGACTGGGGTGTCAGTGTGCTCAAGGTGATTGAGCAGGTAATGGTTAACATGGCAATAGCCAGTGCTGTTAGCTCAATTGGCTCCCTGTTCAGTTTCGGGGCTTCATCTGCCAGCTCGACTCCCTCAGGAGCATACAACTCAGCCGCGGCGGGAATTAAGCTCAATGCTAAAGGTGGCGTTTATGACTCATCAGATCTCAGCAAGTTCAGTAATAGCATCGTAAGCAGCCCGACCATGTTTGCGTTCGCCAAAGGTGCTGGTCTGATGGGCGAGGCCGGGCCGGAGGCTATCATGCCACTTACCCGTGCATCTGATGGATCGCTCGGCGTCCGGGCTCTGGGCGCAGTGGGTGGTGGTGGCACGATGTTCAACATTAATGCCCCTGTCTCTATCACCTTGGGCGATTCGGGTGACGAGGTGAATAACGCAAGCACAGCCAGCACCGCCAGACAGCTTGAAGGTATTGTGCAGAAGACCCTGACTGATCGCCTGCGAAAAGAAATATCGCCAGGCGGTATCCTTTATCGCCGGACGTGATATTCCGGTTCATTTCGGAAAACATATGGCAATCGATACGTTTACCTGGTGCGTTCGCACCGATGCAAGTGGCTCAACGAATGTGGCCACGCTGCAGGCACAGTTTGGGGATGGCTATAAACAGGTTGCCAGCGCCGGGATTAACACGGCTGCCGAAACATGGAATTTAACGTGTAGCGGGAAACTGGCAGCTATGAAGCCGGTGAGGGAGTTTCTTCTTAGCCATGTCATCAAGTCTTTCTGGTGGGTGAATCCATGGGGGGAGAAAAAACTATACCGCGTCAAAGCTGATTCTGTCAGTCCCACATTCCCGAATGGTGGTTTTGTTGAAATATCGTTTGTGTTTGAGCAGGCATTTGCGCCTTAACAGCCGAAAGGCAGGAGATAGGTATGACTTTAGAGCATAAAGACGACGCTCTCAGAAAAGAAATTTGGGAAATTAAGAAGACGGCCTCTAATGAGACCGTTAGTGAAAAAATTAAATCTGGTCGAAAAATAATCAACAAAACTATTGCGGATCGCGAAGCATTTGCAAGACTTCGTTAACAGCCTCATCCATCGCAGTACTATGTTGAGATAGGGTTGGCTTCATTTCTTCAACAATTTGCCTGAAAATCTCATACGAGTTTTTATCAGCAGACATTTGATTGATCCCATCAAGAATCACAGCGAATAGAAGTTGATTGAAATGGCTTTGCACCAACAGATTGTGTGTCAAATCATCAACTTTTTTATCTAGCTCTAACATTGAACCCATTTATTACTCCTAAATCAGAGGTAATCAGCCATCCCTCATTGCTGCGTGTCCATGCTGAGACATGGACTGGCTGAATAACCAACATACGCGGGGATGTTACTTAGCGACATCCTGATATTCGATCAGTAGCCACCTCCGGGTGGCTTTTTTTATGGGCCACATATGAGTTTCTCAGGTGACATTCAGCAACTGGAGCCGGGCCAGCTTATCCGGCTAATTGAGATTGACGGTACCGCTTTTGGCATGGATACCGTGCTGCGCTTTCACGCGCACAACATTGAATCCACAGGCTGGGCTGCATTCGCCGCTGATAATCTTCCCGCCATCATCTGGCAGGGCCAGCAGTACGATCCATACCCGTACGAGCTAAAGGGCATGGAGTTGTCCAGCACCGGCGCACAGCCGACGCCCACGCTTTCCGTGTCGAATATCGGCAACTACGTTACCGCGCTGTGCCTGGAGTATGACGATCTGGTAAAGGCGAAGGTGAAAATACACACCACGCTGGCGAAGTATCTTGATGAAGCAAACTGGACAGCGGGCAACCCGAACGCCAGCCCGACAGATGAGCGGGTGCAGCTTTTTTACGTCAACGCCAAAACCGCAGAAACGCGGATGCAGGTGGATTTCGAGCTGTGCTCACCTTTCGATGTTCAGAACCTGCAACTACCCACCCGGCAAATTACGCCTGTCTGCACCTGGTGCATGCGGGGCTGGTACCGAACCGGCAACGGCTGCGATTACGCCGGAAACCGGTATTTCCTGAAAGACGGCACACCAACGAACAATCCGGCGCTGGATGTCTGCGGTGGTCGGCTGCCTGACTGTGAGGCCAGGTTCGGGGAAGGCAATCCGTTATCGTTCGGCGGATTCCCTGCCGCAAACCTTCAGGGGAAATAAGCATGCGCAAAAAGTTAATGAAAGCCATTGCTGAGCATGTGGCAGCCGAATACCCAAACGAAGCGTGTGGCGTCGTGGTGCAGGCCGGGCGGGCTCAGAACTACATTGCGTGTCGCAACATTGCAGAAAACCCGACAGAGGCCTTCACGCTGTCGCCGGAAGACAAGCTGGCGGCGGAGGAGCAGGGAGAAATCATCATGATCGTTCACTCGCATCCGGACGTAGTGCAACTGGTGCCGTCGGAGCACGACCGTATCCAGTGCGACTGGTCCGGCGTGGAGTGGGGGATCATGTCATGGCCTGACGGTGATTTTTGCACGCTCTCGCCAAGAGAAGACAGGGATTACACCGGGCGGCGCTGGGTGCTTGGCTTTGCTGACTGCTGGTCGCTTATCCGTGAGTGGTACCAGCGTGAGCACGGCATTGCCCTGGGCAATTACTCGGTGCCTTACGAATGGTGGGAGCAGGGCGAAAACCGCTACGACGATAACTGGCAGGCTGAGGGTTTTGTCGAGGTTGACCCGGCGGATATTAGTGCCGGCGACATGATCATGATGCGCGTACAGGCGCAGGTCACCAATCACGCCGCGGTATACCTCGGCGACAATCTCATCCTGCATCATATCACCGGGCAACTTTCGGCCCGGGTGCCATACGGAAAATATTACCGCGACCGCACCGTTCGGGTGGTGCGTCATAAGGAGCTTATCAATGCTGAAAACGCTGATTCTCGACGGGCGCATGGCGAAGAAATTCGGGCGCTTACACAAATTTGATGTGGCGGATCTGCCAGAAATGCTGCGAGCAATGTGCAGCCAGGTGCGGGGCTTTAAGCGCTATCTGTCCGAAGGGCATATGCATGGCATCCGCTTCGCCTTCTTCAATGGTAAGCACAATATCGGCCTTAATGAATTCGATATGACTAATGGATCGGAGGTGTACCGGATTACGGCCATCACCGAAGGTTCAAAGCGCGCCGGTGTGTTGCAGATTGTCATCGGCGCTGTCGCACTGGTTGCGGCCTTCTTTACCGCAGGTGGCAGTCTTGTCGCGCTTGGCATGAGCGCAGCCGCTGCCGCAGCGACCACGACAGCGTTAACCGGCCTTGGTCTGAGCATGATGCTTGGCGGCGTGGTTCAGCTGCTCACCCCGCAACCAAAATACAATGTCGGCGCATCTT